TGCCAGCCCCGGCATTGAACTGCACATGGCCAGACACGTCCCAGTCGCCCGCCGTCAGAGCCAGCGATACGATGTTCACAGCCGCGTTGTTCGTCAGCGCAATGCCGCTGGCTGTCGCGGTCAGGTTCTCCCCGATCTGGCCGGCTGCCGCATCCGAGCCGTCGGTCACGCCGGCGCCAGCGCCAACCTTGGCCGCCAGCTTGTTGACCTGATCCGCGACGCTCTGGTGATACTCGGTCCATGCCTGCGAGTGCTGCTGGCCCGATGCATCGGCCACGATCGGCGCATCATAAAATGGTGGATCGACCAGCTTCTGCGCGGTGACGGAGGATGACATCAGGATGCACCAGCGGTGATGTCCGCATCGACAGCGTATATACGCGTCAACCCGTGGCACGTCAGCCGGAACGTGCGCTGCCGAAAGCTGCCCAGCCGCGTCGTATATACACGCTTGCGGAGTTCGCTCGGCAGCCCCGCCGACATGGTGCGCTGTGGCCCCCACGTCCTCGAGCCGTCATCGCTCCACTCAAGCAGCACGTCGCCCGGGGTGTTGGTGCCGCCCACCTCCATCTCGATCTCGACGCGAGCGCAGAACGCGCGCCTGGTGGCGGCCCAGAGTGGCGGCAGCGTCGCCTGGCGGATCACATCGATGTTGATGTCGTTCGCCCCCATGGCGAGCGTGTAGAGCCAGCCTGTCGTCCGGTCGCCATACAGATGGAGTGAATTGTTGTCGGTGGCGGCCACCGTCGTCCCCCACGGCGCTGATCCATCGGTGCTGGTGGAACGCTCGTGCCAGTTGCCGGTGGCCACGTCATACACCAGCGTTCGGTTATCGATCGTCGTCAGGCTATAGAACCAGTGGCCGCGATAGGCGTGCGTCAGCGCCCACAGGGCCACCGTGCTGGGACCGATGATCGCCTCGATGGCGTGCGTAGAAACCCGCTGCTGCGTATAGCCCTTCGAGCGGTAGACAATCCCGTCTAGGCCGACCCACCACACCGATCCATCGGCGCGGCAGACCGACATGGGCGAACCCGTGCCGGTCCAGATCACACCGCCTGAGGCCCGGCGGAACGGGAAGAAGCTCTCGCCCGCGGTCAATTCCAGCCCGGACGAACCGGCATCATACCAGACCTCGAAGCCGCTCTCGCCCACCGTCCAGATTTGTCCGCGGTGGCTGATCACCCGGCGGATGACGTTAGGCAGTGCATCGGAGAATACAAAGTCGAGTGCAGCAAACGCTGACGGATCGAGTAACCGGGAGATGAACCATTGCGCGCTGTCACCTAGCGCCGAGAAGGCGAAATACCCATCGACATAACAGACGCTCGTGGCACCCGGATAATCCGGGTCGGTGATCTGGTTGAGGGTGTCGGTGGGCAAGTGTCCGCAGGTATAGGCATTCGGCGCAGAGCAGACGACAACCGCGGTCGGCCCGGCGGCAATCGTCACGAAGGAGTTCCACGGGCTGGTGCCGGCGTCGGGCACACCGACGGCGCCGATTGGCGTAGCTGTCGGGTTGCCGCCGAGATCGAATGTCACGCGGAACGCCTCGACCCCGCTCACCACGTAGATACAGCCTGGCTGGTCGTCGTTCATCGCCAGGATAGGGCCAGTGCCGACCGGGATGTAGGGCACCAGTCCTGGCGTCGAGACCAGGGCAGCCGCCACACGAGCGTCGTCTGGCGCCTTCTCGGCCATCAGGTTCACGAGGCGTTTAGCGACCAGCGGCAGCGACGGATGCTCATAGCTTTCCAGCGGAAACGGTATCCGCTGCATGCCGGCCGGCGCGGCCTGGGTGGTTTGTCCGCTCATGCGACGTTGTTGGCGAACACGCGGGTCGTGCCAGGGATGCTGGCGGCCCAGCCGCCGAACACGTTGCCGCAGACGTTGTGCGCGCCGTCCAGGCTGACGGAGAGCACGGCACCAGAGGCGGCGCCCTTCGGGGTAAACCGGCACCCGTTCATGGTCAGCAATACAGCGTCGGTGATGGACACAGCCGCGAGGGTCCGTGTGGTCTGCGGCATGTTGAAGTGGCAGCCGTTCAGGATGACGATGCCGTTGGTGAAACTCGCCACCGCTGAGTGATTGGTACTGGCGGCCATATCAAAGCGGGATGCCGAAATTTGCAGCGTTATCCCGACACTAGCGGATGTCTGGATCATCCCGCCGGCCAGCGTCACGGTTGCCAGGAACCAGCACGCCGACATCGACAGGTTGCCGCCCGCCATCTCCACGGCGTAGCCGGTGGATGCTCCCATAGTGAAGTCACACCCCGACACTTCCAGGTTGCCGGCCGCTATGTTGATCCCTGCATAGGTGTCAAAATCGCAATTCGTCACATTGCCGATTGTTGAGCTGGTGCCATCGGCGCTGACGATCAACTGAATGCCCAGAGAACAATAGAACAGGCAGCCGATGACGTGCAGGTCATCGCAGCGACCGCTCAGAATGCCGCGCGCGGCCCCATGGTAGATCGTGGTTTGATTGGCGGTCAGCAAATCCGGCTCGAACCGGCAGGACTGCACAGTGATGCTGTCGGCCTCGCCATCCAGGTAGATGTGCCAGTCGAAGCAACATAGCTCGCAGTCGACAATCGATGCGCCAGCGGCATTCAAGCGCAGATCGATCCCGACCATCGCGGCGTTGATTTTGATCCGGTGCCAGGTGGCGCGTGCGACTGACTGGCAATAGAAAGCTGCGGGGTAGTGAACGAGCGCGCTGGTGTCCGTCGTGTCGGGTTGGGCGAAGTTGATCTGGAAATCGCGGAACTGCGGCCCCGGCACCCACGGGCCTCCTGGACAGACGAACACACCCTGCGCCGAGAGGTTGAAGCTGCTTGGGATGGCGATGATGGTGACGCCCTTGCCGTCGCCCTCGATCACCTGGCCTGGGGTTGTGCAGTTGATGGCGTTGGTAATGCGGAAGGCGACGGGCGGGCGTGGCATATAGACCCGCTTACCTGTGGCGATCGCGGCCTGAAACGCGGCGGTATCGTCGTGAACATTGTCGCCGATCGCGCCGTAGTCGAGCACGTTGGCAATGGTGCTCCAGCGGTCAGCGTTCGAGCGCGGTGTGGTCGACCCGGTTGCGGTGACCATGTTGGTGTAGTCGCGGAATTGCGTCGCCGCGAACCGCCCGGAACCGGCGCGCTCGCCGACCACGGACGAGCTGTCGTTGACCGCGCCGAGGTCGGGCATGTCGGCAATGCGGACGCCGCCGATCGTGGTGCTCATGCCAGTAGTGCTCCTATCCGATCATCGTGACGATGGGGCCGTTGCGCACAGCCGTGGTGTAAGTAATGACAATGATGCCCTGCGCGCCACCAGCAGCGAGTCTGCCGGTTCCAAAGTTGCAGGCTCCGCCGCCGCCGCCATACAAACCGCCTACGCCGCCAAATATAACCGCTGTTGTGCCAGCCCCGCCACCACCACCACCACCACCGCCAGGGCCAGCTACCGCACTATTGCTGGTCTGAACATAACCAACGCCTGCGCCACCGGCTCCGCCCGCACCACCTGAGGCACCGCCGCCACCGCCACCACCAGAACCGTGCGAGCCGGTGCCGCCGGTTGAACCACTGGCGCCTCCCGTTCCGCCTGCGGTGCTATCATGTGCGGTTCCACCCGCACCGCCAATCAAGCTACCAGCAACACTGGCGGCAGTATTGCCAGCACCGCCACCGTCCGATGCACCCCCACCGTTTGCATTGGCACTTGCGCCAGCGTTGCTTGCCGCTCCCACCGCTCCTGCACCATTTGGACCACCTGCACCACCGCCGCCGCCGCCGCCAAAACCCGCAGCGACCGTGAAAGCCGCGCCATCACCGCCCGAGTGCGCGCCCGTTGTTGGTGTGCAGGCTGAAGCAAGGCCACCAGCGCCCTTAGTATTCCCTGCCGCCCGACCGCCGCCGCCAGCTTTAGCAACAACAGTGTTAGAAGTGGTATCGAAGATAGTGTCTGTGCCAGCGCCACCGTTGGCACCGGTTGCTCCAGCCGCACCGCCTTGGCCGATCTGGATGTTGATAACGCTCGACGGCGTAAGAGTGACATTTGGCTTCACTGCGTAAGCACCGCCGCCGCCGCCAGACGAGTCAAAAGAGCCGACGTTATTGTTCGAACCACCAGCACCACCGCCGCCAATGCACTCGACCGTATTGGCCGCCGAGTTCCAGTCACTTGGAACGGTCCACGTCGTGCCGCTGGTGAGGAATACGACGGCCATCTAGCTCCACGTCACGGCAAGCGACAGCAGCGCATCTGTCGGGCTGCCGGTCGCTGATGTGATCACTGCGGTGATGCGCTGGCCTGCTGTGAAGGTGTTCGCCGCCGTTGCATTGGTGGTCGCAGGTGTTGCACTGCTCACTGCCACTGCGCTCAGTCCTGTCACGTTGGTGCCGTTGATCTGGATCGCGACGCTGAACGAGCCGTTGCCGGTGAAGTAGGTCAGCGCATTGACGGTGCCGTTATATGGTGCGTCGTAGGCCAGCCAGACGGTGTCGTTGCTGACAATGGCGCCGGTCACCCACTGGGCTTGCAGGCGTGCCGTGTTGCGGGAAGTGGCTGGCGTGCCTGGAACGCCCTGCGGGCCTTGCGGCCCTGTGGCACCCGTTGGGCCGGTGGCACCTGTCGCGCCGGTCGCTCCAGCGGCTCCGGCGGCGCCAGTAGACCCGGTCGGTCCTGCCGGTCCAGTAGGCCCTGCCGGTCCTGTGGCCCCCGTAGGCCCCGTTGGTCCTGGTGGCCCCCCTGATGGCCCAACCGGCCCTTGAGGCCCTGGAGGGCCCTGCAAGGTGTCTGGCAAGCCATCTGAGATGTAACTGAGCAGCGCGCTCGCAGCGAACCGCCCGGACCCTGCCTTCTCGCCAACCACCGAGGAGCTATCGTTCACAGCGCCGAGGTCTGGCATGTCCGCGATACGAACACCGCCGCTGAACGGCACATCAGTGCTGGCCGGCGTCCTGACCTCTATCGTCATCCCGGCAGGCAACACAACCGGCGTGATCACCGTCATGGAATGCGGCCCTCGAGCACAATCACGCTGTCATCATCGGTCAGCACGGGCGGTGTCGGATCGGTCAGCAGGATGACCGGCGCCCCGATGGCACGCGGAATGCTGTAGGCCAGATGCAGATGCCCCTCGGCCAGCAGGTCGGTGCCACCGCCGCCGTCATAGTCGAGCTGCAGGGCGTAGGCGCAGCGGCGCGGCCAGCCTGCCATGGTGGCGGTGGGGAAGCTGATGTCGAACGCCCCGAGTGCATCGGAGATGACACCGGTCCCCACCCACAGCACGGTCTGCGGGCATTGCGGCCAGTGCCAGTAGGCACCGTAGTCCCACGACGAGCGGCCGTGCTGATCCGGCCAGACGAGCATTTGCAGCGCCGGACCGCCGATGCCGCCGGTCAGGTCGATGCCCTGGGCGCAGACGCTGTCGCTGTCGACCACGGTGACGCGCAGGAATAGGCTGTCGGCGCGTCCGAGCACCAGGTCGCGGCGCGGGATGTGGACCGGCGAGGTGCGCATGTAGGGCACTGTCATGGCGAATGAGGGCATGCTGTGCTCCTACCGGCGGTTGGGTTCGATCGGCTGCATGTCCATGTCAGACACCACTGACCGCAGCCCATGTGCCGCCGCCAGCCGACACGTAAAGTCGTGAGCCAACGGGCGGTCCAGGCACTCCCTGTGCGCCAGGTGGTCCGCGCCAGCCGTCGCCCGTGGGATCGCACGGCACGTCAGCCGGCTGCGGGAAGCCGATGAACACCGGGCCGCCGGGGATGCTCACACCGTCAGGCATTGTCGGCATCCTCCATGGCGAACCGTGGCTGCGACTGCTGCTGTAGCTGCTGCATCAGCGCGTCGATGATGGGGCGCACCACGCGATGCTGGCCCATGTCCAGATGCTGCATCACAGCGTTCCACTGCTCGGCGGTGAGCGTGGCGGAGAGTTGGCGCGATGGCTCGATCGGCTGCATGTCCATGTCAGACACCCGCCACCGCAGCCCATGTGCCGCCGCCGCGTGAGACGTAGAGTGTAGCTCCTACTGCGCCGCCTACCCGTGAGTAGAGCGAGCCGACCGGCTGTGTGGATGCGGGCGCTGCGCTGCCGGTGGTCCAAGACGGACCAGCGCCACCACCGATGAAAAGAGCACCGGTATTGACCACCAATCCGCCCGCATTAAAGTATCCAATGATGCTGCTGCCAGAATAGAACAGATGGGCAGAACTGACGACATAATTCACACCTGAACTGGTAACAGTAATACCAGCGCCGCCGCCCCAAAGATCGATGTGTTTGCTGAAGTCGTTGTATGCCGAGGCGTTCTGAGAGCCAAAATGCAAACCGCCAACATTACAGTTGATACCGCCAGCATTACAGCTAATTGCGGCACTCACATGCAATCCGTTGGTATCAAATGATGCTACGTTCGTCCCAGCACAGTAAATCGTATGCCCCGAGCCGCTGATATAGTTCAGACTGCCTGGAGTAACACTGAACCCAGCATAACCACCGCCATAAAGTTCGATGTGGCGCGACAGATCGGTGGGGCCGCCTGAAGCCGTCGTCGATCCGAAATGCAAACCGCCGTTCATTGTGCCGCCCGCTGCGGTCAGCAGTCCGGTGCCATCCACGCTGAACCCGATGGAGTTTAGAAATTGACCGCTGAATGTGACGTGGCTGAAGTCAATACCGGACAGTGCGGTTCGCGCCGGTCCCCCTGTGCTGCCGACCCCAGGATCGGCATAGATCATAATCCCCTGCGTTGGGTTCATCGGCCACCAGCCATTTGGTCCGCTGAACACCAGCCCCCGCCGCCACCCATTTGACAGCGGACTATCCGGGCTGATCCCCACCGAATAGGCATAGCTCGGCTCGCTCGACTCAACAGCGTCGTTGCCTTGCAGTGTTGCCTGATAGGCTCCCTTAGTGACCGATGAACTGCCGGGTTGCATGGAGACATCTACTTCCAGCCCTGCGACCCCTGCGAGGTATTTGGCGTTGCCGGTAGCAACTGACGTGAAGTTGGCACCAAAGATCACGCCGCCATAAGTTGTGCTCGTGCCGCCGAGTGTGCCGTTCGCCTCCGCATTAAGACACAGCCCTTGATGCCAGTTAAAATTGCTTGGACCGTCAGTCGTGTTCCCGACAACAAAGCTAATCTGCTGTGCGATACGAGGCCCTTTGGTGCCGCTGCAATTATAATAGTTCGCCACATGCGCAACCGAGTTGGCATTCGGCGCCTGCACGCTGTCGGTTCCGAGGAACAGATTGAACTGCGGCTGGCCGCTGTCCGTGATCGTGCCGCTGTACTGGCCATTGATCTGCACTGATTGGCCGCCGTGCGTAGCGTAGGTCGGATTGTTCGCCACATAGAGCGGCGTGGAACCGTCGAACAGCGTTGGACTGCCGCCCTGCGTGCCGAACGATGCACGCCACGCTTCGACGTTGCCATGGGTCAGGATGTTGCCCGTCACTGTGCCACCGGTCAGCGGCAGGAACGGGCCTCCGGGCGGCATCGGACCCGCAGGCCCAACCGGTCCAGGCGGCCCCATAGGACCAGGCGGGCCGACCCACGACGCCGGATCAGGCGGCCCGGAGGCCGTGCTATAATCGGAATAATTGAGACGATAGGCCATGAGGAGCGTGCTCCACTGGTGTTAGAAGTACGCGGTCGACACCGTCTCGCCGCTGCTGGGCAGTGCGATGTAGCGGTAGATCGCCACCATCGCGTCCTGGGTATCGCGTGGGTCGGTATCGCCACCGAACAGCGGTGCCAGCGCATCGGCCGCCAGCGTGGCGTACGGGTCGGCCAGAGGGTCTGGAATATCGAGCGAGGTCCACCGAGCAATGCCGCGCATCACCAGATCGTCGTGGACATTCGTCACCGCCTGCTGCGCGTTGGTGTCGGCCGAAAGCACCATGGCACCCTTGCGGATGCGCGCCTCGAGCAGCGCGACGATCGCCGGGTCGATGGATTTGCCGAAGGACGACCCCGCCATCGCCGCGGTGAGCTTGGTGTACTCCTCGACGAACGCGCGCGGGACGCTGCCGACCGGCCACCACACCACGCCCTGCGCATCGAGCGCCGCATGCACGCTCGACACCTTGTCGCGCATGAAGTCCATGTCGGACGGGATGGGCGTTTCATCCGAGGCGATGACGCCCAGTTCGATCAGGGCACCAATCGCGACGGTGTCGAATGAAACCATCTCGGTGAGGGTGGGTGAGTCATCGAGCGGCACCACGCGCACGCCAAGACGACGCAGGGCAATCTGCGCAATGGTGCCGACCGATGTCGTCATCTCAGGCCACCACGACGCCGACTGACGGAGGCGCTGCCGCCGAGCCTGCCGCGTTGGTCGCAGTCACGGTGCAGGTAGCGTTCTTACCGACATCGCCGGCCTGCACGTCGTAGGTCGCAGCGTCGCTGCCGGCTGCCGCGTCGTCGAGCTTCCAGGCGTAGCTGTAGGACGTGGGCTCGCCCGACCATTCGCCCTGCGTGCAGTTCAGCGTCGTGCCGCTCTGCGTGACCTGCGGCACGGTGGTGTTGGTAGGCGCCGTAGCACCGCCTCCACCGCCCTCTGGAGGCGGCGGTGTGGCCTCGTTGCCGGTGAGGATGCCAGCGGCCAGGGAGGTCATCCGGGTGGCCTTGCTGGAGATTGGCGGCGCGTTGCTTCTGGCACGCTCCGGCGGCGGCTCCAGCGGTGCCATCGGCGGCGGTCCGCTTGGGTTCTGCGGATCGAGGCCCACCGCAGCAAGGCCCTCGTCGCGGACCATCTGGTTCTCCTCGATGGTGCCGGCAGCGCCGCCGCGCGCTCCGAGACCGGCCTCGGAGTTGTAGTCGAGGATGATCTGCGCGCCGATGCTGCTGACCGCCTGCGCCTCCTTGCGCTCGGCCTCCATCTTCTGATCGACGGCCGGTGCGGCACGCGCCTCCGATGGTGGGCGCCAGCCCGGCTGACCTGGCTCCGGTGGTCCTGCCGGATACCCGGCCCGCTGCTCACCTGGCCCGGGCGGTGGGAGTTGCGACTGCTGGCTGGGATGCACGCCATGCATCTCGCCGTGCTGGTTCTTGTCACTCGGCATATCTGGTCTCCTAGAAGTATAGCGCAAGAAATAGCTGATGATCACACAGTTATGCGTCAGCTACAGCCGCACTCCAAACTGTGACCACGCCGTTGTCCACTGGTTTTGTTGTATCAACAGTGGGATCAACACCAAAGCGGAGCTTCTGCACGCCGCGGATCTCCTCCACGCCAACGCCGTTGAAGAACCCATAGTCGCGTCGGTTCTCGATCACTTTGGTGCGCTGAGCCCAGGCAATGCCGATCGCCTGCGCGCCGCAGAGATACGACGCAGCGACATCGGTGGTGCCCCCAGAGCCAGCGCCCGCCAGCACCGGCAGTTCAGGGATTTCGCGGATGATGACGCCGTCGTAGAGGATGTCACCAGCGGTGAACAACGGATTGTCGGAGCCGCGGTTCCAGGCATATTGCAGGGCGTTGATGATGACCGGATCGAGCATCAGGTCGCGAAACGCCATGCTAGGCACGAACATCACGTACCACTCCTCATCCCGGCTGACCCTGATCGGCCGGATCTTGGGCGTGGCGGTGCGCGCGATCCGCTTGGCCAGCGTGACCTGGGCGGCGGTCAGCTTGTCGGCGGTGTTGTCGACGTTGGTCAGCGAGGTGGCATAGACGCCAGTGTTGTTGGATTTGCTGGCACCAAACAGCACGCGATCGGAGTTGTTCACCAGCCAGGTGTTGCGCTGTGCTGCGGTGGCCGCCGCGTAGGTGATCTGCACATTGCCGTCTGCCGTGATGGCACCGAGCGATGTGATGATGTCGGCCCTGAGCTTGTTGGCGGCCCAGTTCTTGAGCACCTGGCGACCGGCCTGGAGCAGATCGATGATGCTCTTCTGCTCGTCCCATTCACTGACCGCGACCGCGTGGCGGATGACGCCGACGGTGACGTTCAGCGAGCGGGCGTTCAGTATCTCCTCGTTGCCCTCGAGCACCGTGTTGCCCGTTACGCCGGCGCCGACCAGATTGCGCACGGTGGGGAAGACGACGGTGTCGCCTCGTTTGCGCGTAAGATCCGTCTGTAATTGGATCATCGCGTCCATTGTGGTGCCGAAATAAACGCTGAATTGATTTTCGCGCAAGTACTCGACCCAGAAATCACTTTGCCAAATTATTGGCGTTAGTCCTGGTCTACTCGGCGTGACATTCATGTCGGCCATTGCCGAACACTCCTATACTTGGATTGATCTTGCTCCTTTCGCTGGATCACGCCCGGTATAGGCTCGGCGGCAGCCACGTACGCCCGTTAAATCGGTCGGCGGCACCTGGGTAAGCACGAACGCCCGTAACCTCGGCGGC